TCCTCGAAGGAGTTGACATCGATCGCGTCCATCTGTGAGTCGGACATCTTCTCGTCCGGAGCGAATTTCGCGAGGGTCGTCCCTTGCTTCATGATCTCGAAAGCGTTGACGCCCGCCATGCCTCCGGCCGGTCGATTTGAGCGGCGCTTGTAGATGTGCGAGGCGGAGAGATCGATCCATTCCCCGGTTTTGAGTTGCACATAGACTCCGAGCATCTTCTTCCCTGTCTGCGCGACGCATGATCCGGAGCGGCCTTGATCGAAGATAGGGAATTGCCTCATCTGATCGAAGGACTTTTCTTTCCAGTCGACCGGAGCGGCCGACGCGACGATCTCCTCGAAACGATAGTCCTTCTCCTTCTCGGATTCCGGACGAGTGTCGATTTGAGCGCCTTGATATGTTTCTTCGTTTTCCATATAAAAATTATACTTTACTTTTTACGAGTTCGGCCGAGGGCGACTACTCCCCGGCCTTTTTTCTTCGCGATTCCGAGTGCGTCCTTCGACTTCAAAAAGATCGTCGATATTCCCGACGCGAGGACCTCCATTTCATCGGCCGGTCCGGTCTTTTCGAGGACGATCGTATCGACGCCCTTTGCGTCGCCGATCCGAATTTTCACTTGAATCGTTTTCATAGGTTTATTTTGCGAGGCCGATGATGATCTGCAAAAGCGCGAGCGCCCCGGTCGCGATATACATATTCCGCTCGATGCGGCGCATCCGGGCCTCGTGATCGTCGTTGATTTTCTCGAACGCCTTTTTCACTTCGGCCGCATCCTCCTTTGACTGGCGAGTTGCGATCGACGCGCGGATCTCGTCGTGTTCTTTCTGTCCCTGCGCGAGTGCCGCGATCGCTTCCTCCTTGTCGTACTTCGTGGCTTCCAGGACCGCGAGGCGTTGCGTGTTGTCGTCCTTGATCGACGCGACATCGCGCGCCATGTGCTTCATGGTCGTATGCAACACGATCAGAAGGTCGTGGTCGCTGACATTCGGCGGTAGATCGTTGTGCATGTCTTCCGGCATATTTACTTTTGAAGCGGATCCTTGAGGATGCCCGCGTCGATAGCGAGAAGCACGACGATCTTCTTGAGGTCGTCGAGCGTGATGTCCTTGATCGCCTTCGAGCCGAGTTCGACCTTGAGGGCCTCGACTTTCGCCGTGTGCGCGGCAATCACGGCCGCCTTCGCCTCCTTCTCCGCGATCTCCGGACGCTTCTCGTCATGCACGACGAGAGAGCCATTCACGATCTCGAATGAATGGCCGGCGAGGATCTTCTCGGCCTCCGGTGAGGTGTCCGAGATGATGATCGAGCCGTCGACCGGCTTCTTCTGCTTGTCGCGGTACTCGATCCCTGTGGTGAAATTCTTGTCTTTGAAGATTTGCATAGGCGTTTTTTATACGGGCTGGACGATGAGCAACTTCGTCGCGGTGAGCGCGCGCCCGATCTTCACGCTCGTCGATCCCGCCGAGGTTCCGATCACGCCTTCCGTGTTCGAGAGGTAGTAGACCGCGCCAGGGGTGAGGCCGGAGAATCCGTCCACGATGCCGCTGACGAGGACCTCCGTATCGACCGGAGACGCTCCCTTGAGTTGCACGACGCCGGTCGCGATCTGTTCGGATCCGGAAGCAAAAGCACCAGTCGTCGCGATCGCAAGCGCGGAGAGGCCCTTGAAGAATCCGTCTCCCACCTGGGACTGCGTCGTGTTTTGACGGACAGTCATTCGGCTATCGATGCCGACTGGGTTTCCGCGGTAGGTAGATCCCTGGACGATGAGCGAGTATGCCTGGGTCGGAGTGATCGAGACAGTCGCGCCGGACGATGAGAGGCCGGCCGAGTTCTGCGCGGCGATCGGGGACGCTTGGTCGACATAGCCGTATGTCTCCATGAAGACATCGGTCGTTCCGCGGCCGGAGCCGTTGATCGAGAGGGATCCGTTCTCGGTAGATCCGGAGTCGCCGATCACGCAATACCAGGTCGAAAGGCCGACGCAAGTCGGAGATGCGTCATGGATCTTGGTGAAGGTTCGGCCGTTCCAGGTGCAAGTCGTCGGGAGCGTGATGCCGGAGAGTCCGTAGGTGAGCCAGTGGACCAGGACGATGCGCTTCGTTCCGGCCGGCGCGGTGTAGGATCCTCCCACGCCCACATTCGCGGAGTGGAGGAGTTGCGGCGGCGTGCCGGCGTTGTTCTTCTTCACGAAGCCCGCGAAGATCGCGGCGTGCGCGGCGTCCGCCTTCGAGACGGAGATCTCGCCGTTGCTGAATACGCCGACCGGCTTCGGCGTGGTCGTGCCGTCGATGGCCTGGTACGACGGGAGGAGGATCGATCGAGGGCGGAGGAATGAGTTGTCGAGCATTCCGTCCGCGTCCGTCTTGATTCCCTTGCCCGCGTCCGATGCGCCGGTAGTCGCGGCGATGAGCGTGATGCCCGCGCCGAGAGGTCGCGAGTCGCGGTAGATGTAGCCCTTTCCGCTTCCCTGGTCCGTGTTGAAGATCTGCGTCATGCCGACCTTGCAATACACTTCCGCGAGGACAGTCTTGTCGGAAGGATATGCGGGAGCCGTAGGGGACACATTCTCGGATCCGGCCGTGATGCCGATCGTTCCGGATGAGTTGATCGTGATGAGATCGATGCGCGGGTTCGCCGCGGGAGCGGAGATCGTCGGCGTGTTGCCTCCCGCGTATTTGACAGTCGTGCCGTCCACGATAGCGACGCCGGCGTTCACCTTGAGGGTGAGGTCCGGCGTATCCTGCGCGACGACCTTGAGGCCTTGGTCGTTCAGTTTCGACGCGGTGATTTCTTCTCCTTTGTCCCAGTTTTTCGACATATAGAAATTATAGATTATTCACGAACGAATCCTCGTAGTCGATGGTGAGAGACTGCGTGTTGATCTTCGTGATGCTGATAAGTGATCGATCCCAGAGCGTGCCGTCGTCGGGCGTCGCATCGTCGGCATTCGCGAAAAGGCCCATCTCCGCGTGCGTGCCGTTGCCCTCCGAGAGATCGTAGAAGACTGTATAGAAAGCACTCGCGCCGGAGTACGACTTCGACGAGAGATTCTTGCGGACCGTCTCGTTGCCGAGTGTGGTATCGCCATCGACCGGAGTCGTGCCGTCGTCTCCGAAGGCATGGACCATCACTTCGAGTTCCTCCGGAGAGACGCCGTTGCCGGAGAGGAATTTCGTGATGACCTCGAAGCCGACTGTGGGCGTGATGTTCTCGAAAGCGAGTTCCTGGGCCACGATGCCCGCGGGCGCGGTCCGGAGGAGATCCTCGCGGGTCGCCTTGGTGAAGCCGTGGATCCACTGATCCAGGGATACTCCGATCGAGCCGAGCCACCGCAAAAGCGCGGCGTGGTCGTAGGTACGCATGACGCCGATGACCTTCCTCGATTTCGTTTCTTTTTGGTGAATTGCGTTCATGTTTTTGAAAAAGGGCCGGCATCCGCATCGATCCGTGGATCCTGCGATGGCCGGCCCGTGGGCTTGCTCTATTCGATGGATTTATTCTATCACGACCGATCGCTAGTTCGGAAGGAGGCAAGTGCGATCCGCGAACGCGACGCGCTTTCGGTCGGCGAGGGAAGTCGGCGCATACGGACCGGCGACCCAGATCGGAGGGTCGTTGAAGTATGTGAGGATCTCACGATCGAGGCCGAGTTCCCTTTCCACGCGCTCCGCGACGCCGATGACGGCGTTCGGGTTCGACTCCTTGCGACGACCGCGGATGATCTCCGCGAGGAGGTCGATGAGTTCGTAGGACTTGACCGAGACGATCTCGACATTCCACACCATCTTCTCCGGCGTGTGGTATCGACCGGAGACGCGCTGAATGACGAAGTCCTCGTCGATCCCGCGGATCGTCGAGGTGATGCGGATCTTTTGGCCTGGCTTGAGGCCCGCCTCGTATGTCTCGAAGGATCCCTCGTTCACATTCCTCGCGTATGCCGCGAGTTCGGCCGATGCGCGCGCGATGGCGTCGGACCGGCTCTTGAGCGTGGAGTCCTGGATGAAAAATTGCTTCTCCCCGTAGATCGAGATCGAAGACGACTCGCGGAAGCGGACCATGATCGCGAAGTAGTATTTTCCGGACACGACGATCTCGTCGCCGCCGGCCGGCGGGGAAGACGGGTTGAATTGCAGGGACCGGAGCGCGAAGTCGTAGAGGACATCTTTGTCCGCGAAGGTGTTGATATTCGCGATGCCGACAGTCTGCGGAACGCCCTCGACCTCGACTGTGATGTCGGCGTACTTCCTCGACAGCGAGAAGGTGTGCGTCGTGCCGTCTCCCAGGAACGAGTCCGACTCCTCCGACTGCGAAAGTTCCTCGCCTCCTTCGACGAGGACCGAGTTGCGGATCTGCGTGTAGTCCTTCACGATCTCGATCGAATCGAATGACGCCTTGCCGTTCGTGTCGGTGAGGTTGAATGGAGCCGCCTCCGAAAGTTTCGAGAAGAAGTGAATATCCCCTTCCTCGTCGACATACCACTCTTTGCCGAAAAGATCCGCGATCTGTTGAATGGCCTCCGATGGCGGGACATTGTTGAAGACGATCGAGGTGATCACGGCCGAAGCATCGTCCTCGACATTGTTGGTCGTGATGCCCGGTCCGGAGAAGTCCTCGACGATGGTGTCGATTATGTCGTGCGCCGTCTCATTCTCGAAGGACACATTCACGAGTTTATAGTCGAGCCGATGGACCTTGTTTTTGAGTTCGCATTCATAGATCACGACCGGGCCTTGCTCGACCCGCTGTGCGACGCGCACGATGAAACCGCCGAAGACTACATCTTCGCCGTCATAGATACGGACCTCATCCTCGCCGTCCGGGACATACTTTGAGCCGTAGGCGTTGACTTCGAGCCGGCCGGTTGAGGCCTCCTTCGTTGTCCCGAGCGATAGGGAATAGGATCGGATCTGATCGGTCCGATCGACGAAGTCCATTTCGCCGAGTTTTTTGATTTCGATCGTGATCATAGGTTGTTAGACTCGCACATTCGCCTTCAAGTAGCGGACCATCTCGTCTCCGATCTTTCGAGCCGCATCACGATCGAGAAGCGTGTTCCCGGTGATGTAGAGGTTGATCGTGCTTCCTCCGAATCGACCATTCGGAGCGATGGCGCCGGACTGTCCCGGCATGAATAGTTCGGGACCATTCTCTCCCACGAGGTACGGCGTGCCGGCAAGTACCGGACCGCCGATCGCCTTTCCGGTGATCGAAGATCCTCGTGAGATGATGCTTTTCACGAGAGAAGAAACCTTCCCGGCTCCGGACTTGATCGCGCCTCCGGCGAGTTCGAGGGCGCGTTCCGCTAGGTCGATCACCTTTTGAATCGGTGAGATGAGAGACTCCATCGCGGATTTGATTCCTTCGACGATGCTATCGAATACACTCGCGATCGCTTCCCATATCGAGACGAAAACCTCCTTCACGGCGGTCCACATCCCGGTCCACATTTCGAGGAGTGATTCGCTCCATCCGGTGAATGTCGCTTTGATCACGGCGAAGGCCTCGCCGAATGCTCCCTTGATCGCTTCCCATATCTCCACGGCCCGGGTCCACATCGCGACGAGCGCGGTGTCCCATCCGGGGACGAGGAAGTCGAGAAGGGTCGCCCACAAGCCGATCACGAAGTTGACATATCCCCAAAAAGCGACCTTGATTCCCTCCCATACGGCGGAGAAGATCTCGGCGATCCTTTGCATCGCTCCGGCGATCGTTTCCTTGATGCCTTCCCATACAGTCGAAGCGAAGGCGGAGATCGTCTCCCAATTTTTATATATAGCGACTCCCGCGGCCACGAGCGCGGCGATCGCGAGGATGATGAGTCCGACCGGACCGAGCATGATCGTGAATGCGGTCCCGAGGAAGCCGGCGGCGGTCGCAAGCATTCCGAATCCGGTGATGATAGCCGGAAGGATGAGTCCGATCGTGCCGGCGACGGCCACGAGCGCAAAAAGCCCGGCCGATACCGCGATGATCGTCGTCGTGAGTTTAGGGTTCGCCTGTACCCATTCCGTGATCTTGTTGAGGACCGGCGTCATGGCCTCGGTGAGTTTGATGACTGTCGGGAGGAAGGCCTTTCCGATTTCTTCTTGCATCTTCCCGAAGGCCATCGTCGCGCCCTTGATGCCTCCTTCGGTCGTCCCGCGCATCGTCTCATTGAGTCCCTCGTAGGTTGAATCGAGGATGCCGGCGAGGGCGATCACCTTCTCTTGCTCCGTTCCGTTTTTGAGGATCGCTTCCGTTGCCTCATCGAAGACGAAGCCCTGTTTCGAGAGCGCTCCGACTTGTCCTTGAAGGACCTTTCCGAGGCCGTTTGCGAGGCCGATCATGTCGTCCGTGGTCGCGTTGACGCCCTTCTCGGCGACGACCATATTGAGGAATGAGGGGATGAGTTTTTGAATCGAGTCGGC